TGTGGCTCCTCCGCGACGCTGGCACTGGCGAAACCTATATTCAAATCTGTTACACCGACGCCGACGACATCGGCCAACCCCTTGAAACCGGCAACGGCGAAGAGGTGTACCTTAGTTCCGACATATCTGGAACGTATGCCGAGACTTTGACGCACACACTGCGCGCCGAGGTCGATGGCGACATAATCACCGTAAAGGTAAATGGCGCTACCGAGGCAACGCACGACATTAGCGGTGATACGGCGCAGTTTGATACGGGCAACTTTGTGGGCGCGGCTCAGGCCCGCCGCTATCAGTCGTCCGGTAGCAATTCGCAGCCGTTTTTCGACAATTTCCAAGGCGGCGATTTAGCTCCGAGCTCGGCGACATGGTCCGGGACCGGCGTCGATGTCGCGGTCGCCGCCTCGGCGGGATCGTTCTCGCCGGCCGCGGCGACATGGTCGGGCGATGGAGCCGCGGTCGACGCGGTCGCAGCGTCGGGATCGTTCTCGCCTGGTTCGACGGTCTGGTCGGGCGCAGGAGCCGCGGTCGAGATCTCGGCAGCGTCGGGATCGTTCACCCCAGGACAAGCGACATGGCCTGGTGATGGCGCCGCCGTTACCGTCTCCGCAGCTTCTGGGTCGTTCGCTCCTAGCTCGACGACCTGGTCCGGCGCCGGCGCTCTCGTCGAGATCTCCGCCGCCTCAGGATCGTTTGTCCCGAGTCCGATCACCTGGTCCGGCGCCGGCGCTCTCGTCGGCGTCTCCGCCGCTTCTGGATCGTTCGTTCCTAGTCCGATCACCTGGTCCGGGGCAACAGCCGCCGTCGGCGTCTCCGCCGCCTCAGGATCGTTCGCTCCGAGCTCGGTGACCTGGTCCGGGTCGCCCGCCGCCGTCGGCGTCTCAGCAGCAACTAGCCCATTCTCTCCAGGATCGACGGTCTGGTCCGGCGGTAGCACCGCCGTCGACCTGGTCGCAGCTTCTGGATCGTTCGCTCCGAGCTCGGTGACCTGGTCGGGCGCAGGAGCCGCCGTCCACCTGGTCGCCGACGCCGCCCCGTTCGCACCAGGTGCCGCGACCTGGACCGGCGCAGCCGCCGCCGTCGGCGTCTCCGCAGCTTCTGGATCGTTTGTCCCCGGTACAGCGACCTGGTCCGGTAACGGAACGAACGTCGAGATCGCCGTTACACCCGGATCGTTTGTCACCGCCGGTATCTGGTCGGGCGACGGAGTTAGCGTCGACGTCTCCGCCAACTCGAGTCCGTTCTCTCCGGGCCCCTCGACCTGGTCCGGGACCGGCGCCGCCGTCGAGATCGCCGTTACACCCGGATCGTTCGTTCCGAGCTCGGTGACCTGGTCGGGCGCAGCCGCCGCCGTCACCGTCTCCGCCGCCTCGAGTCCGTTCACCCCAGGATCAAGATCCTGGACCGGGACCGGGGTCTCTGTTGCCGTAGTTGCCACGTCCGGGCTGTTCGTTCCAAGCTCGGTGACCTGGTCGGGCGCAGGAGCCGCCGTCCACGCGGTCGCCGGCTCGGACACGTTCGCAGCCGCCGGGATCGTCTGGACCGGGACCGGGGTCTCTGTTGCCGTAGTTGCCTCGTCCGGGCTGTTCGTCGACGGTTCCGAAGCCGTCGGAGCACAAGTCATTTTTGTGACCTGACACGGCGCCGCGTCCGGGCCCTAACCGGGGCTAGAGGCCATAGTCGCAAGATATGACCGAGAGCACCGACGTCGACATCTGGTCCCCGCTGGATCACAAACTAGGCATGACGACGACCGCAGAACAGTCTCGTCTCGCCGGCCAATGGGTTCCGCAGGACCACGTCCGCCGGATCGCAGCAATCCGGATACTCGACCGCATGGTGAAAAACGTTGCTCGGCTCAGCCTCGCGATACCCGACCGTCAACATCGAGAATGGGGAGACGCCGCTGTCCTGGTCAAGAGGATCGTCGCTCTCGTCCTCTCCGACGCACTCGCCCCGATAATCGACGGGTCAGACACGCCGCCGCTCAAGCGACCACCGATCGCCGCCGCTCCGCTCGAGCCGCCCGCTGACTCTCACCAGATCGAGAAAGACATCCATTCGAAATCGCTCGACCGATGGAAACGAGAGTCCGCGGAGGTCTATGACAAGTGGGCTCTCGAGGTGGACCGGTACCCGGTTCTAGTAGCGAAACAAGCCGAGCTGGAAAAGTGGTGGAAAGACGAAAAAGTAGAGTCGAAGATCGTCGACCTCGAAACGAATAAGGTCGTCCCCCTCGGCGACGGTCTCGTCGTTATGGGATGGGATCCGGACAAGGGCGAACGAGGTAGAGCCACGCTCAAGCTCTACGACCCGGACGCATATTTCCCGGTTCTCAACACCGACTACGAGTTCCCGCGTCGCCTTCATTTTGCTTGGGAAGAGACAAGGACAGACGACCTTCTCCGACCTGTGCAGACTCTCCGACGGATCACATACGACATAGGCACGATACGCGGGAAGACCGACCTAGACGGATCGTTGTTGTTCGATGACCGCGGCGCTCCTATCCCGCTCCGCAAAAACGATTATGTGATGTTTCGAGCAGCGACCGACACCCGCATCGGCGCGTGGGAAATCCGACGCAAACTCCCGTGGCACGACACTACAGACGGAGACCAATACACGACCAAAACGGTCTACCTAACCGATCTCGTTTGGCTCCAGAACTCGTCATTTAATTGGAACCGCCTAGATGAGGCGAAGGTCTACGAGACCAACGCCTACGAACTCGACCTCGGCGACGACGAAATCCCGGTCGTAAAGATCCCGAATCTTCCGGCGTCGACGACGCACTACTCCGAGTCCTCGCTGTTACCGCTCGCCCAAATCCTCGACGACGTCGCGGGGCTATCCAAATCGATCATGGCAGCAGCCCACCTCGCAGCCGGCCCGATGGTCGGGGTCTCAGGAACAAATCTTCCGTCGAAGGTACGTTATGAGCCGGGTGTCGCGTGGAACCTCGGCGCCGATGGGAAGCTAACAAGCGTTGACACCTCCGACGCGATCGAAGCGCTCCTCCTCGTCGACACCCACGTTCTCGATCGGCTTGCCGTTAACGCTCAGCTCTCGAACGCCGCACTCGGCCGAGTGTCCGCAGATCTATCTGGTGTAGCGCTAAAGCTCCTATTCGGTCCGGCCGAGCAGATGGCCGCAGTAATGCGCCTCGCCCGCTCACCACAACACTCTTTAATTCTGAAGTTCTGGCAACGGATAACACTCGTGAACCTCGAGGAGTCGAACCAGGAACTACTACCGGCCCACCTGAACTATGGACCGATCACGCCGACGGACGTTGATGGTCTCGTGGCGATGGTCGCCGCGGCTCTGGGAGCAAAGGCGATATCTCGCAAAACCGGTCTGACAATGTTGGTCGCCGGAGGTATCCCGATCGGAGACGCAGAGACCGAGCTCGACCGCATCGCGGCCGAAGACACAGAAGGGGCAAAAGAAGCCGCCGAAGCAACAGGGTCGTTCGAGCTCGCCGCTCGCAGGCTCGGCGAGGAAATCCCGGAAACGATTGACCCGCTCGCTATCCGCGAGGTCTAGGTCGCCGCGTCGCGTCCGGGCCCGACGCTCTCACTCGGGCAAAGTCTCCGCAGAAGCAATAACGCCCCTACAGGAGACACAAAACTATGAAAGCACTTTTCCGACACTTCGCCGCCAACGTACAGATTCTCGGTCTGTTCGCGGTCCTAGCGCTGAATGAGGCAGGCTCCGGCGCCGACCCCGCAGCCGACCCCGCAGCCGGCGCCGACCCCGCAGCCGCCGCCGCAGCGCTCGCCGCCGCCGAGAAGAAGGCAGGCGAGGACGCCGCCGCTACCGCCGCCGTCGACGCACATAACGCAAAGCTCGCAGCCGAGTGGGGAGTCCCCGTCGACCAGGTCGGCGAGATGATAAAGAAACAAATCGACGCAGACAACGCACACAAGTCGCAGACTCAACGCGACGCCGAGCTCGCCGCCGCAGCGCTCGCCGCCGCCGAGGTCACAAAAACAGCAGCTAACCAGATGCTTCTAGACGCACGAGTCAAGATCGCTCTCGAGGCCGCAGGAGTCCCCGCTACGGGATCGGTCGCAGCGTCCGCCCTGGTGAACGTCCCCGCCGGCGCCGACGACACCGTGATCGACGCCGCTATCGCCTTGCTAACGACCACGCTCCCGGGGCTGTTCACGCCCGCCGCCGGGACCGAAGGCCCTCCGGGATACAACCCGCCGCCGTCGCCACCAGGCAAGCCAGCAGCATCAGCAGCTAGCCAGCGCGGCCGCGACGACTACCGAGCACGTAACCCTAAGACACAACCGGCACCCGCCTAACCACTAAGGACAAGACCAATGGCAAACTTCCAGACCCGCACGACCACGAGAGCGACTTCGCTTGTTCACCCGTTCTTGTCGGAGCATGGCTATAGCCAGCCTTGCTACACGGCGACGATCGACGCGTCAAATGTCGCAGCGGCCGAGCTCGTCGACGGCGCATTCCCGTCGTACTTGGCAGCCGGTTACGGCCTCGGTCGTGTGACCGCGGATGACACTCTGATGAGGTACCTCGCCGCCGACACCGTCCCCGGTCAAGGAACTCTGATCGGTTTCCTAAAGCAGGACACCTATTTCGAGTCAGCTGACGACCTGGTCGTATGCGAATTCTTGACTCATTGCGTCGTGTCCAACGCGCTACTTCCGTTCGAGATCGACGCCGCCGGGATCGCCGATCTCACGACCGCCGATATCCGCGCATAACCAACCCGACCACTAAACCCAACACTTCTCACCAAAGGAACACTTGACTCATGGCCGACCTACACGCCCACATCACCGCCGAATACTTGACAGGAATGGCGCAGGAAGCTTTCGAGGACGAAATCTCGACTTTGTTCCTACGAAACTATTTCCCGTTTGAAGGTGTCGAGGACATCGAGTTCGCTATCCGCCAGATGGGCGCGCAAGTCCTCACCGTCGCCGAGTACCGATCACACGACGCAGAGTCGAAGGTCACGGCGCCGCAGGTCACTAGCTCGACCGTCCAAGGCGAGATTCCGGCTCTCTCGATGAAGTCGGCCCTAACCGCATACCGTCAATTGCGCCTCCGAGCGAACGCCGAGGACGCGATCCTCCGACAGGCAACGCAGGATATGACTATGCATGTTCGAGGTATCGTCGCCCGCCTCAATTACGCATACGGCGATGCCGTCTCCACTGGCGCGATCACCTACACCAACGACACCGGGATTGACGGAGGCATCACGACCGACTTTAACCGCGACGCGGCAAACACGACCGCCGCCCCGATCGCATGGACAAGCACGACGACCGCTCAGGCGTTCGACGACGTCATGAATAACGCAGCCGCATACAAGACGATCACTAATCACCCTGCCGAAAAGATCCTTATCTCTCAGGCCTACTTTTCGCTCTACTTGCAGAACGACCAGGTTCGGGCTTCCGTTGGCACGCTCGGTGTAGCCCAAGGAACCGCAGCCTCTCGCGCTTCGGTCCGTGACGTAAACAACCTCCACGCCGACCACAACATCCCGCCGTTCGAGATCTTCGATGACCACTACAACGGCGTTCTTGTTGTACCGGCAAACGAGATGATTTTCCTCCCGCCGGCGTCGATGCAAGTCGGTAAGCGACTGGGTGCTCGACCTGTCGTCGCCGATGGTCTGAACCTTTCATCGACCGAGGCCGAAGGAATTATCGGGACACGGTGGATGGAAAACGACCCGCCGACTATGTGGACCCGTGCGACGGCCTTGCACCTTCCCGCACTCGGAGCGCCGAACAAGTTCCTAAAGACCACACTGTCATAATTCCGAGGGCCCTCTCGCCCTCGCCGCCGGTTCTCGGCTCGGTTCCGCTACGCCGAGCCGAGAACCTCTCACCCACTAAACAGGAGACATAAAAATGGCAAAGATCCTCGCTCACCGAGTCATATTCAATAGCCCGACCGGGCAACGGATCGACCTCGCTCGAGGTCCGTGTCCACCGGAATATGTTCATCTGATTACAAACCCGTCAGCGTGGGCCGACGTCGTCGACGAGGTCGACGCCGAAGAGGCACCGACCGGCGCCGGAGATCCTAAGCCCATCAACCGGATGAACAAGGCCGAGCTCGTGGCTATGGCCGCATCGCTGGGCATTGATACCGACGGAACAGTCCCCGAGCTCCAGGTCGCTATCACCGACGAAATCGAGGGATAAATCAGAATGTCCTTTCCCGGTACATCGGCCGAGCTCCTAGAGATCCGTAACGAGGTCGGCGACAAGCCAGACGACGACGCCCTCGGCGAAATATGGACCACAGTCTCGGCCGATGTTCTGGACACCGCTCTCGCCGTCCTAATGCAACGGCGTGCCAATTTCCTTAGGACCGCCGCCGACCTCTCGATCCCTCAGCAAATAGCGGTGAAGACGACGACCAACATCGCAGCCCTCGAGGTCGAGATCGCTAGGCTCCGAGCGTGGAAAGCAGCCGACGCCGCCGGGATCGACCGCGACAGTTATGTCGCAGGCCTGCCAGTCCTCAGGGTCTCGCAGCTAGAGGTCTCTGGCGTCGAGCGACTGTTCTCCGAATAGAGGAGCAGACCGATGCCTAAGACGCCGAGCGTCGAGGAAGCCGTCGGGACTATCGTCAGAGCTTTCACTGAGGCGCAGCGTCGGATCGAGCTCGAACAGGCCCGGATCATTACGCAGCCGTTAGCGGTCCACCGGATCCGTAGGCTAAACGAGCTAGCTCCTATGGTCGACGGAGAGCTCGCAGCTCTACGTCGAGACTCGCTCGGGTGGCTCCTGGACGATACGTCCGGTTTCGTTAACGTCTACGACGACGGAGCTCGGACAGCGGCATCGACGGTCGGGAAGACTTTTAGCGCCACACAGTTTGACCGGGCAGCAGTCCGCGGTCTGGCTGATGACACGATGGACGATATTCTCCGGAACACGAAACTCGTCGCAGAAGACACTCGCCGATGGATCCAGGAGACCACCAGGCGACTACAGCTCCAGGGACATATCGAGGGGTACACCCCGAACCAGATGGCCCGCCGGCTCGCGGACCTAGGACCTAAAGCCGCGACAATTCAAGGCATGGCGATGCCGATCTCGGGGATCACCTATGCGAACGGAGCGGTCCACACTCTCGACGACTACAGCGACATGCTTTTTAGGACGAGAGCAAAGGTCGCGAACAATACCGGGATCGTCAACACCGGACGACGTCTCGGGATCACACGGTACGAGGGTCTAGACGGCCCGAATTGTGGTCTCTACGGTCATGGGCCCGGCTCGGGCCCGGAGGTTTCCGGGATGATCGTCACCGCCGAGATCGCTCTCGAGTTCCCGATCGGGCACCCTCGGTGCGGTCGCTCGTGGGCACCGCGCCCGGACCTGGATCCGCTAGACGGAGCGTCGGACGCCGAGATCAACCGCGACGTTTTCTCGTTCGAGCCGTCGACGTCGACAGCTCAGCGGAAGGCGTCCGCCGACTTCGCGAAGGCTAACCCTAACGGAGTGTCTAGGACCGGGGCCCGAGGGTCGACCAAGACTCACCCAGGGACACCGCGCCAGAAGCTCCGCCCGCCAAAACGCAAGATGTCGCCGTCGACGCCGTCGCTGCCTGGTCAGCCTCCAGGAGCCCCGCCATCGCAAGTACGTCTAGCCAAGCAGCAAGCAGCAGCGCGAGAAGCCGCAGCAGAAGAAGCCGCAGCAGCTAAAGCAGAGATCCGGGCCCGCTCAGCGAAAAAGGCTTCGAAGGAGTCGGCTCGGAAAGCAGCTCGCCGCAATCACGGCGAGCTCCTGGACGAGTACGACATCACGCCGGACGAGTTCAATAGCGCAGCAAAGCAACTAGTCGAAATCCGTGCTCAGCTACGCGTCGACGCCGCGGATGCCGCGGGCAAGATCCGCGACACGATGCCGATCAAGGAGCTAGCGAAGCCGCCGCCGCTCCGATCGGTTACAGATATCACCGGACGAGTCCGCAAGATCCGGGATGAATCTGAGTGGGAATGGTTCGACGAGCTCACGGCCGAGGAGCAGAAACACCTCCGGCGGGACTGGCTCCGATCCGATAAAACCGGAACAGTAGACAGTGTCTCGGGCGACTATGGAGCGCGAACAAACCAGAAGCTCGACGTTTTTGAGACGTCGGAGCTCTGGCTCGATGATGTCCGCCGCGTTGACGGAGCGAAGTCGATCGCCTCGGGACGAAATCCCCAGTTCATTACCGCCGACAATGTGTTCGACGGGATCGAGACCGAGACGGTTTCATGGCTCCGAGAACTAGGGCTCGACATCTCCGACGTTATCGGCGACACGGGCGGAGTCGGATCCGTCCCGAGACTCCCGACATTCCCGCCGCCCACCGCCGCGGAGATCGCCACACGTAAACGTTTGGTGAAAGAGCTCGCCGACTTAGCCCGAGCCGAGAAAGCTCGACAGACCGCGTTATCGGCAGCGAAGCTCGCACGTAAAGAGCAGGACGCTCTCCTCCTTTTCTCCGACGACATATTCAAGTCAGAGACCGGGATGCTCCGGGTATTCGAGATGACCCCGGAGGCATACGTCGACGAGATGGTCGCCTACGGCAACAACGCTAACGCTCAAAACATTCTCCGCCGGTACGCAGCTAAAGAGGAATTTCCTATCGGATCGCCACCGGACCTGATCGTTAAGCGGTGGCGCGAGCTCGTGCCACCAGGTCTAGAACTAGAACCGGATGACATTGCCGGGACATACGAGCGGCTAATGCACCTCGCGCGACGGTCTGGTCTGGTCGACGACCTGGACACCGCCGTCGACGACGGTGTCGCCGAACTCGCTCGGAGAGCCGCTCAGGTCGCAGCTCAGGAGGCCGACGAGGCAGCGGCAGCAGCACGAGCCGCAGTCCAGAAGACCGCAGACGACGCAGCGGAGGCGCTCGCTCAGGCCGAAGCTAGAGCCGCTAGGAAGGCCGCAGACGACGCAGCGCGAGAAGCCGCAGCCAAGGCCGAAGCTAAGGCCGCAGCAGACAAGGCGGCACGAGAGGCCGCAGAGCGAGCCGCTAAGGAGGCCGCGGACCGGGCAGCTAGAGAAGCCGCCGAGCTAGCTACACGACTCGCCGACGAGGCAGCAGCAGCCGCTCAGGCCGCGGCCGATGACGCGGCCCGAGCAGCTCGGACCGCTCAGAACCCAAGGTTGACGTTCGGCGATGACCTGTCTAGAGCAGCAGTTACCGAGGATCTCGAGGCAGCAACAAAGAGACTTACCCGAGCCGAGGCAACAAACAGCCCACGAATAACACAGCTCCGCATCGATGCCGTCGACGCCGACGACATCACGAACAAATTCGCCGACCTCCTCGAGTCCCAGACCGAGGCTCACCGGATATCGGTCGCGACGAAACAGGCACAGCTTGACGACATAGCCGCAGGCGGTACCCGCAGCGCGGCCGACGGAGTCGTGTTCGAGAACAAGCTCGCCGAGAAGCTCGGCGGACAGGCGCTCAAAGATCTTGCCGAGATCCACCAGATCCCCGCCGGACATAACCCGCTGATAGTCAAAGCTAAAACGGTTTCCAAGTCTGGCAAAGGCGGACACTTCACGCCGAGATCAACGCAGGCGCCGAAGCCGCCGCGTCGGATCCCCGGCGGGTCGATCGAGAAGGCCGAGAAGGCAATCGAGAAACAAATCCGGTACAACACTGCTGAACTGACCGAAGAGGTCCAGATAATCAGGAACAAGGTCGGAGGCATGGACACCGCCGCCGAGATCGACGCCTCCGCCCGCGTGACCTTCTATCACGAGATGGGTCACCGGGCCGACTACCGACCGGGCGCGGGGTACCTAACCAAGTTCACCGGACCCGACGTCTCAGCGACCCGCCTCGCGGCGAACGCAGACGACGCCGGCCTCGCGGCGATGGACGAGCTGCTAACGGCTATCCGTGAGACCGACACCTATTCGACGATCGGCATGACTGGCACTCACGGCCGACTTGATGGAGCTTACGGACGATCGTCGGAAGAGATATGGGCCCGCTCTTATGCGCAGTGGGCAGCGGACAAGATCGGCGATTCCGGAGCAGTCCAGGCAGCTCTAAAGATGGCCGACGCGGTCCCCGGTTACGGATGGACTTTGGAAGAAATGGAAACGATTGGACCTCTAATCGAAAAGGTTCTCGAGGCGAGAGGCCTCCTCATACCATGATCCCACTAAGCGAATTGATCGGGCTCCTCGACGACCTGGTCGAACCCGAACCTGAACCCGTTCTCGAGCCGACCGATGACCGTCAAGCCGGTACCTGGTGGGACGAGCTCGCCGACGACACCGACATACCCGACGCGTAAGGTCAGACTATGGCTACAGAAACAAACCAGGAGACCGGAGCTAGAGCCGTCGTATGGTTCGACACGAGGCTTACCGCTCCGCCGCAGGATCGAGAAAACGTCCCGATCGAGGACGACCCTAAACGGCTGGCGTCCCTGGTCGACGCGGCACTATCTCACAAGCGCAACCGGGCCCGCACCGAGCGGACCCGATGATCGAGCTCGTGATCGCTAGCCTCGCCGCCGATCTACTCCGCCTGGTCGCTCACAACCTGGACCGATGCGCCATGCACGCCGACAACCTCGCCGACCGTCTCGACCTCGCCGGCGCTACAGACCAGGTCTGTTCCTGTTCTCACCCTTCACAGATGACCGGTACCGGAGCGCTAAGTCAGTGCACTTGTCCCCGCGCCCCGCTCGGTGGTCTCTACGTCGGAGACTCGTTCTGTCAACTGCACAGCATCACGATCACCTAAAGTCTGATCCCTAAGCCGTCTCTAAGGGCCACCGTCAGGAACTAGGGCACCTGATCGGGATCAACCACGACCGCCGGATCCGTCCGGCGGTCGTGCCGCGTCCGGGCCCTAACCACAAGAAACGCTTACCGTCACTCTCGATGGACACGCAAGCGATCGCCGACCTCGCCGACACACTCACAGAACAATGGATGAGCCCCGACGACGAGCTCGCCACACAAGGAAAAATAACCCGCGCCGGCGCCGACGACCACGACATCGACTCCGATCCGCTCACGTTCGCCGACATCAACCCGCCCGCCGACATCATCATCTACACCGGAGGTCTGATGCTCGGCTCAGCCCGTCCCGGACACTCACCGAAGCCCGAGAGACATCGCCCGGACGACGCACGATCCGGCTCCACGATCCGCCCGACGATCTGTCGAGACAGCTCACGATACGAGCTCGCTATCAGCACTCGTCGCACGTTACACCTCGACGCGACGCTCCGGCTAGCATGACGCTAACTCCAGGCGGCTCGAGGAGGTCTCGGTGAGATCAGCATGAAGCAACAGGGCGACGGCTTCCCC